CTTAGAATATTTGAGTAATTAATGTAAATGTTGCAGGGAAATTCCAAGTACCAGCAATAGGGTTAACTGTGGTATAATCTAAAATAACCACATACATTGCATATTCTCCTGGACTCAAAGGAAAAGGTCCAGCGGATCCATTATATAACAATATAAATGCTGTTGTTGTTGCTGGGGTGCTTCCGGCAGACCAATTAATATTAAATAATCCTCCATGACTTCCATTTGTTCCCGGATCACCAAAAATTTGAATTAATTTAGTTGCAACCGCATTATCTTCAAAAACAAAATCAGAACCAGCATTTGTTCCATCAGTAATTACTGTGTTACCTGTTATTATTGTATTTGTATCTGGTAAATAACCTAGCCAATCACTCACTTGTGTAGTAAAATAATTTATATTTGAAGGTTGTATTCTTAAACCACCAGTAATTCTTGTTCCGCTTGTTATTCTCATTTTGTTTCCTTAATTCGGTAACTCTGTTATTGTTGTATTTGCGACCCAATTACTTGCAACATTGGCGTCTGCTGGGTTAGGTACTATATCTATCTGAACTAATTTTTTAGGAGAAGGTATGTATGATGTAAACTTATAACTAGTTTGAGAACTTGATGCATTTATTGGCAAATTAGAAACAAAATTTCCATCAATATTTGTTAATGTCAAAACATTGTTATCCCAAAAAATAACTTTGGCAGTTGCAACAGCTGTACCTCTAGAATAACCTTGATATACAATTTCGCCTACTTGGTAATCACCTATACCGGTTGTTGGATCAATGGTAAATTGTACTTCTGAATTTGGATCTACTGAATTAAATATTGAAGTAATAGAATGTGTAATTAATCCTCTACTTGAATCATTAATTTTACCAAAAATAAATCCTTTAACAGTAAAACTTAATGTCCAAATAACATTTCTTGTGCCTCTTTCCCAATCACCTTCGTAATCAATATCTTGTTCTGTTGAATTCAGTATCACAGGAACTTCTTTAATTATTCCCATTTCTGGAACAAGATTTAATTTTATAGTATAATCAGGTGTAAAATAAGAAAGAATGTGTTCTATAATTTGTGTGCCATCTTCAATGTTTCTAACATACAAGTATAAATTAAAATCAAAATTATATGGAACAGGATTATATTGTGAAACTAAACCGTTGGTAGTTTGTGCAAAATTTTTAATGTTTGTATTTTGTTTGCGTGTTGCATCGTATGTGAAATTTGTTAGTTCAAAAGATAATCTTGGTAAAGTTATTGCCACTTTTTTACCAAGAGTTGGATCTTCTTCTAAACGCTTTACATATAATTCTTTTGGTCCATATTGAATAGGCACAATCATTCTTTCGGCTTCCGAGAAATCAGGATTATACCGAACTAATGTGATGTCATTAAACAAGTTGCCAAAACCAACAACAAGTTTACGGATGATTCGATTATAAAATACGTTTGCCATTATATACTTCCAAAAGGATTAGTTTCGGTTAAATTCACAACATTGTTGGCTTGATTTTCGATAACAAAATTGTCATACGAATCATCACGTTGATTGTCTAATAAAGGATTGTAATCGACCAACATGTATCTTGTATTGCTTGTTGAACCAATAATTTCTTGACCACGAATAAACTCACCTGCAACATTGGTTACGGTCAATGTGTTTTCTAATGGGTGCCATGTTTGAACTGTGCCAATGGCTGTTGCATCTGAATACAAATCGTTTGGTGCTTGGTATACCAATTCTTTGAGTGTGTAATTATTTGCACCAGCACCTGTTGTGAGTGCAATTGTGTATGATGAAAACGTAACTGTTTCATCAATTGCAGCAACACCAGTTGCAATAATCTCATTAGAATACTTAAATTTCTCTAAATGCAATTCGTAGAAATAAGGAAGAACACGACCTAATGTGTGGAACTCTTTGTCTTGGTCAGCAAAAGTAATTTCATACAATTCACCGGTACCATTTAAAAATGGAATGTAAATCAAATCGCCTTCACGTGGTCTTTGAAATGTATTTTGTGGAACTCTTTGTGAGAATGAACGGCGAGAAACAATCACGTTTACATTGTTTTTAATTTCTAAGCCAAACTTAGAAAAGAATTCTTTTTCACCAAGATAATCCATAGAACTAGACAAATAAAATTCTAATGGAAATGCTGATTCAAAACGTTTGACGGGATCTTCACCAAATAATAAATCACGAGCTTGACCGTTGTCGTTTGGTAAATAATAACCATCAAAGCCCATAATTTTTATGGACTCTACAATTAAATCCTCGTATAACCTTTGTTCAGCATAACGAGAATTGTAGTTATTAAAATATTGTGAAACGGCCATTTTAGTTTAAGAACCATTCTAATGGTGCATAATATTGTGTGGACATTTCAGCTTCTAGTGCTTTAATTTCTTCAAAAGCCTCATCAAATATTTTATCACCGTTTAATGTAACGCCACCTGGTAATTGTAAGTTGTTAAACTTTTTAAGGTTAGAACCCCACATTCTTTTAATAAGTGCTGTGGCATATTCTTTTAACCAACGGTCATTCCAAACTTTGTTATATACATCAGGATTAATTAATGCATAAGATTCGGCAATAACGGTTGTACCAACAGGAGCTTCCGAAGCACCCCATGCCCAATCAATATACAATCTTTGCATGTGTCTTTGAAAACGAATTGGAACTTCACCAGTAAACATTAATTCTAGTGAACGTAAATGTTGTTGTGTTAAGGTATAATTAACGTATGATGCAGATGTAAAATCATATAATTCATTTAAACGTAATTGATAACGCAAGTCAAACATATTGATTGTTGATTGTGAATCTTGTATTGGAAATATGCGAGTGATACCAACAATTTCCATAGGATTACCATCAGCATCCGTAACGCCAGTCAAATCAATATATTTTTGGTTTATTTCAGTTTCACCAATTGCTTTAATATAATATACTTTTTGTAATCCATCAAAATGATAATCTTGCCAATATTGCAAAGCATCATCAATACGGTCTTGAACTTGGTCTGGATCAACGTTAATTTCAATTACAGGAAAACCTAATCGTCTTAGGCAATAATCTGTAAATTGTTGTCTGTTAGTAATTTCAGCCATTATTTTTCCAATTTAAATTTAATCATATTTATTTGCTGCTGGCGTTCTTTGACTGCTTGTATTAACAATGGAACTAAACGTGCATATTGAACAGTCAAATAATTTTCACCTGATTTACTATTGTTGTTTTCATCCATGTCAAATGGAGCCGGATAAACAACTTCTGGCATTATCTTTTGTATTTCTTGTGCAATAACACCAACTTGTTGTTTATAGTTATTGTATCCAAATTGTTCAGAAAATTTATTTTGTGTATAAAATACGCCAGATATTTGCGAAATCAATTCTAAAGCATTTGTTATTTCTTGGATATTTTCTTTTAATCTTTCATCGGAGTATGCAGCTGTAATATTACCTGATGCAAGAATATTACCAGTACCAACTTCATCAATACTATCAACACTTAAACTTGCAATGTTGGGGTTGTCAGTAGTTGTTGTACTACCGGCAGAACCAGTAACACCAGTTGCGCCAGTAGGACCTGTAGGGCCGGTTGCACCAACACCACTAGTACCTGTATTACCTATTGGACCAGTTGCGCCTGTGGCTCCTGTTGCACCAGTTGGTCCTGTTGGTCCTGTTGCGCCAGCTGATCCTATTGATCCGTATACACCAATTGTGCCTGTTGGACCCGTTGCACCAGTAGGACCTGTCGGACCTGAGGCGCCTCTTGATCCTTCCAAACCTTGAACACCAGTAGCGCCTGTAGCGCCTGTAGGTCCGGTTGCTCCTGTTGGTGATAATCCTGTTGGTCCTGTTGAACCTGTTGCACCAGTAGGACCTGATGCACCAATCGCCCCTGTTGGACCTTGTGGTCCTGTTGCACCCGTTGGTCCTGTTGGACCTGAGGCGCCTCTTGATCCTTCCAAACCTTGAGAACCTGCAGCACCAGTAGGACCTGTAGGACCTGATGCACCGATTGTCCCTGTTGGTCCTTGAACACCGGTG